GGGCTCATTCGAGAAATGGGGGAAGAGTTTGGCTTTGCTGCCAAGCAAGTTTTGCTGTTTGGAGCTGCCTATAAAGCACTGGCGTTGATCACCGGTCTTCCGGGGCAGGTAACAGAAGCAGTATCTGCGTTACAGAACTTCCGAAATACTCTTACTGCAATCACTCCGTCATCCGAGGAGTTTCGGGATTCCAACCAGCTCATTCTTGACCTTGTAGAGAAGTACAGCGTACCTCTGCAATCTGCTCGTGATGGCTTTACGAAGCTTTATGCCTCAATGCAGCCCGCTGGTTTTAGCGGTGAAGAAATTCGTAATCTTTTTACTGGCATCAGCAAAGCTGCTGCGACCTTCGGCATGAGCGCCGATAAGGTGGATCGCGTGAATTATGCCTTTGCTCAAATGGCGAGCAAAGGACAGGTGATGTCCGAAGAATTGAAAGGACAGCTTGGCGACGTGTTGCCAGGCGCTATGGCCATCTTTACGGAAGCGGCAGGATTCAAGGGGCCAAATGCTATTAGCGAGTTTTCTAAGGCCCTCGAAGATGGAGCCTATAAAGGCGAGGCTATGAAGGTATTGCTCACTAATGTGGGCGTAATCATGAACCAGGAATTTGGTCCTGGAGCAGAAGGCGCAGCGCGTACCTTCCAAGGTGCAATGAACCGCATGCAGAACTCCATGAAGCTTCTGTATGAGACATTTGAGCCGGTTGCAATTGGATTCCTGAATGCAGTGGTTTCGCCTGTTTCTAATGGCATAAAAACACTGGCAGACGGCCTTAATGCATTCTTTACTGGTGCAGCAGCCAAGACATCTGGCGGGTTCGGAATTGCGCAGGAGCTAGAAAAACTGCGCCCAGCATTTGAAGGTTTGTCTAAAAATGTTGGCGATCTTGCAAAGCAATTCCTGCAAATGGCAGGAGTTGGGCTTGAGGTGGCGAAAGTGCTGCTTCAAATTGCTGGCAATCCATTTGTTGGATATCTTGCAAGGGTGTATGCAGTTATTGTGCCGCTTAATCTTGCGTTTGCCATCTTCAAAGGAGCACTAGCGAGCACAGCAGTGCAATTTATTGTATTCAACGCAAGAATACTGACTGGCACCAGTACATTGACTGCTTTTAGGGCGATGATGGCGGCAACAGGGCAGACTGCCGCCGCTACATCTGCCGTTATTCGTGGAGCGTTCGCCACGACTGGCATTGGCATCGTTCTTGTTGGACTTGGCCTGCTGATTGAGCGGTTCTCTAGCTTGGCGCAACGAATGCAAGACGTTCGCGATAAGGCGGCCGGCGCAGCCCAGGCGATTCGTGCTATGTCGCAAACAGAGGCAAGAACGGAACAGTTCCGAATTACAAGGAGTATCAAGGACATAGAGACACTCCAGAAGACACAAAATCGTGGCCGCCTTGGCGGCCAAGAGGTTGTTGGCGTGGCTGGTGACATGGCAAAGCGCCTTGAGGAATCTGGAGTGCCAATTCGCACGGACTTGACAGGAAGAAGGTTTATAGAAGCTTCGCAATTAGAGGCACAGCGTCTTCGCTTGCAAGGATTGGCCGCGGAAGCAGATTATCGCCAGAGGCAGATTAAGTTTCAGGAAGCAGAAGCGCAAAAGCCTGCGGTGCTTGCGCCAATTCCTGAAGCCGCAGGAGACAAAGATAAAAAAGAAGAAAAGCTTAAGCAATATATTGCTGACGCCAGCAAGCTCTATCAGGTTGAGAAAGAGCGCGAAATGCTGGCGGTGGAGGATAGGCTGCTGCGTAAAGAAATTAGCGAAACAGAAGCGAAAAATTTGGAGGCGTTGATCAACAAAACGTACGATATTCTCACAGTAGAAGAAGCTCTACGCGTTGCCCGAGTTGAGATAAACAATGAGAAAATGTCTGCAGGCGACAAAGCGCTCAAGATTGCAGATTTGGAAAAAGAAAAATTAATTGAGCTTGATAACATTAACAAACGCTATGGCGTTGAAACACTGAAAACGCAGCTTCAGCTACAAAAACCCTTAGAAAACGCTATCAGTGGCGTCAATACAGAAATCACTAAGCAAAACATGCTTAGTCAGAACCTGAATGAAGGCATAAAAGATTTAACTAATGATCAAAAAGCTGCTCTAGATGTCCAAGAATTAACCAAAGACTTAACGGACTCTGAAAGAAAAGCCGTCGAGAAGTTGATTGACTCCTATAGGAGAAGGCGCGAAGAGTACTACAAGAATGAAGACATCCTGAAAAGACAGCAATTGCTAGGAGAGATTCAGGACAGAATTGGGATTGCTCAAGCTCCATTTGGGCAGGAAAGAATTACCGGCTTGATGCAAGAAGGGTATGACCGTTCTTTTGCTGAGGGTGTTGATGCCCTTGAGCAATATGCAGAAAAAGCCGAGCGAATTAAGCAGAGCTTCGGTGGTCTTGAAAACTCAATCAGGTCGTCACTGGGTGCAGCGATTACTGATGTGCTCACTGATTTTGATTCCATGAACGACGCAGTTATGCGTCTTCGCGAATCTGTCGCTGGCGCATTTAAGCAAATGGCCGACATGATTATTCAAGAAATGCTAAGGGCAGCGGTTCACTGGGCGGTCAAACAATTATTCAGCTTTATGGCCCCCAATCTTCAAGGGCCTGCGCCTACCACTCCGTCAGCAGGTACCGTGTTTGCCGCCAACGGCGGAGTCATGCAAGGTGGATGGACGCCGTTTGCAAACGGCGGCCTTGTCACGGGGCCTACACTGGGACTTGTGGGTGAAGGCCGCTTCAATGAAGCCGTCGTGCCATTGCCTAACGGCAGGAGCATTCCTGTGGATCTTGGCCAAGGTGCTGGCAATAATATCTCTACTAACATTGTTGTCAACATGAACAATGGTCAATCGAATAGTCAGATGAGCGGACGCGGTGGCCAGGCGCTGGGTCGCGAAATCGAAGGCGCTGTTCGTAATGTCATCCTCAAGGAAAGCCGCCCAGGCGGCCTCATCTATAGCGGACGCTGATCACCATGGCACAACCCACGCTCACTCTTGAAGTTGAATACGGTTTAACAGCTCGCCGTGGCACGCGCGTCAGGCGCGTGCAATTTGGCGACGGTTATGAGCAGGTGGTGCCAGATGGCGCTAACACTGACATCCGCCGTTATGACATCAGAACAGTACCTATTACCGATGCGCAAGCAGAGGCATTGGACGATGACCTTTCTGCATTGTCTGGAGATTTCTTCTATTCACAGTTCTTCCAAGATGATGCAGTGTACAAATACAGGCTCGACCCAAATGAATGGGCGTGGGAGAGCCTTGGCCCCGATGTGAATATTATTTCGTTTTCTTGTAAGCGCGTGTACGACTCCAGGGATTGATCATGACAATTGAACAGGATGTAGCAAAGACTTGGCATGATGCCATCATCGAACTGTTTGAGATTGATCTGGAGCCAATCACCGGCAGTGCAAGTGATAAGTATTATTTCACGGCAAATTTGATGCCGGATAATACAAAAATCTCCTGGAAAGGGCAAGTGTACGAGCCTCTTCCCATTGATGCAAGCGGCTTTGAGCGGACCACTAAGGGGCAAATTCCCACGCCCGAGTTAACGGTGGCCAACGTCTTGGGGACGTTGGCTTCAGTTGTTAATACGCTTGATGATCTTGTTGGAGCCAAAGTTACGCGCCGTCGTACTTTGCTTAAATATCTTGATGGCGGCAGTTCCCCTGATCCATCGCAGGAGTTTCCTGATGACGTGTTTTACATTGAACGCAAAGTTGCAGAAAGCAGCATCACGATCACCTGGCAACTTGCAAGCAAAATTGACCTAGAGGGCCTGCAACTTCCGAAGAGAATTATTACTCAGAATTATTGCCTGTGGAAGTATCGCGGCGCCGAGTGCGGCTATAGCGGACCGGCCATTGCGAATGAATACGATCAGCCAATAACTGCCGGCGGATCGTCGTCTGCGGCGGGCGCAGCATACCTTGCAGCATATGAAGCATTCGACGCGGCGAAATCAAAGCTTGCGAATGCAGAAGCAAAGAAGAATAATTTGTTTGGACAGAAAGAAGCAGCTTGCGATCCAGATGCTGCAGAGACGGAGCAGGTGCTATTTGTATTCAAGGAAGATGCCTTTAATGGATATTCTTTTGTCATTCAAGATGGAGATGGGAATAATGTAATTGGAGTGTGGAAGGGTGCTCCTGCTCAGTTAACGGGCGATCAGCCTCCTTATCGCCCTGACTTTAAGCAAAAGTCGAATCGCGGCCCTGGTAATGGAAAGAATGGTACGGGGCCTGCTTACACGGTTGTTCAATGGGTGTTGGGAGAAGGAGGAAGCCTGCAGAAAGTAAACCTGGGCTTCAGTAATACCACCTTTGGCATTAAGGGAGCGGACGGAAAAGCGATTCTGTTTGTTGGTGGCAACATCGTGCCAGTGCGGGCCAGCGCAACGGATCCTGGCTATGAACTTGGCAATTATGCAAGCGAAGGTTTTGCTCCGATGAGAAGCATTGCAAAGCTTAATTATTCCAACGCTCAATGCGGAACGTTGACCACTAAATATGACAATGCTGTGACTGCTTACAACACAGCGCTTTCTGAATTCAATGCAGCGCAGTCTGCTCTTGACGCTGCGTATGCTGCATTGCCAGCGGATGATTCAGTGAAGAAGAATGATAAATGCGGAAAGCGTCTTCAAAGCTGTCGCCTACGATTTGGCCTTAAAGGGGCTTTGCCGTTTGGTGGATTCCCCGGAGCCAATCTCACCCGATGATCAGTCTGTCGATTAAGCAAGCCATTGCAGGAGAGGCCCGCAAGGCCTCTCCCGAAGAGTGCTGTGGGCTGATTGTCGATGGATCTATTTTCCCTTGTCGTAACGCTTCTCCATTGCCACTGGAGCAGTTCACGATTGCAGCAGAGGATTACGTGCGCGCTTCTGCAATGGGAGAAATCGAAGCCGTGTACCATTCGCATGTGGATGGCGTCAGGGGCTTTTCATTGCCCGACATCGCATCGTGTAAGCAGAGTAATTTGCCGTGGATTGTTTTCCATTTGCCATCGGGAGATTTCTTTTACGCCGATCCGACTGGCGGCGCCCCCTATGAAGGGCGCCAATGGACTTACGGCATTCATGACTGCTACGCCATTTTGCGCGACTTTTACAGGCGTGAGCTAGGCATTGAGCTTGATGATTTTGAACGAGGAGAAGAGAATGAATGGGAGAATAAAGACTGGACGATGTTTGTTGACAATTACTCTCAACAAGGCTTCTATGAAATAGAGAGGCCGGAGCGCAAGGGTGATTTTTTATTGATGCAGATTGGAGCGCCTTCACCTAACCATGCCGGCGTGATGTCTGGAGACGGCAATTGCTTCTATCACCATCTCATGGGAAGACTGTCAGAAAAAAGTGTCTACGGGGGATATTGGGCTAAAGTAACAGCTAAGGTGCTGCGACATAAGGACGTAAAGGCATGAAGCGGCGAATGGTGCAGGTGAAGCTTCTTGGTGAACTTGGGCGTCGTTTTGGGCGCTCATACAGCTTCATGGTGCGCAATCCTCGCGATGTGATCTCGGCGTTGGCGAATCAGCTCGATGGGTTTAAAGAATATTTTTGTCAAGCGCACGAGAATGGCATTGGGTTCAAACTGGTAAAAGACGATCCTGAAGGCATGGATTATGACGGCGTGATGATGAGCTGCGAAAGGCTTGTGATTGCACCGATCATTGCGGGAGCCGGTGGCAATGTGGGAAGGATCTTGCTTGGTGCTGCATTGATTGGTCTTGCAGTCATTCCCGGTGTTGGCGCCGTTGCCGCTGGCGCGGCGCAAGTGCTTGCCGGTACTGCCACTGCAGGGGCGAT